CATCTTTTGATACTTCAGCATTTCTTCCCCAAAATAGGTGATGGCCTTGCTGACTGGATCCCCGGCGGCGGCATTGGCAGCACCGGCGGCTTTGGCTTCAGCCTGCGGCTTGAGCGTGTTTTTGCTCTGCATGGCCTTGTAGCCGTCCAGCCCGGGGAAGCGCCACTCTTCATTCAGGGCGGTGCGGTCATTTTTTTCGGCCAGCTCGCGATTGGCGGCGAGGCCGCGGAAGCCGGTGGATGACTCGCCGCGGTAGGTGGTGCGGCGGCCGGAGGCCATGGCTTTCTTCAGCCGGGATTCTTCACCGGCCATGGCGGTGGCCTGCGCGGGGTCCATGCCGGCATCCTGAAGTTCCTTAGAGCGGCGGTCGGCCTCCTGCTGCTGCTCCAGTTTGTCTGCCTGCTTGTTCCGGCCCGCGGCGCGGAGGCGGAGGACGTCGAGGCTTTGCTGGGCGGCTTCCCGGACGGGGGTGCCTTTTTTGAACCGCTCGGCCGCTTCTTCGTCTTTGACTTTTTGTTTGGCTAGGCGCGCCTGTTCTTTTTCCGCGGCTTCAGTTTCTTCCCGGACTTTCTTGCGGCGGGCCAGTTCCGCCTCGGTGGGCTGGTACTTGCTGATGAGGTCTTGGCCGGAAACGGCTTCCGTGAGGCCTGCGAGGGAGAGATTGCCACCTTGCAGAATGCGCATGGCTTCGGTAGCAAGAGCGCCCCCGATGCCCGCGGCTTTCCCGCCGGTGAGGCCAAGGCGCTTCTGATCCATTGCGTCCTTCAGGTTATCCATTTTGTCCTGTGCGGACTCGGCGGCCTGCGGGAGCTTTTTCAATTCCGTAATAACGCCACGGACCCATGCGACCGGATCGTCTGTCGGGACGCGGGCGGCCAGTTCCAGAAAGCCAGGGATGCGGGTGGCGATCTCTTTGAGATTGTCCATATCCACTTGCCGGGCGGAGATCATGGATTGGATCGACACCAGCACGGCATCCAGTTCCGCTTTCCCTTTTCCGACGTTAGCCAACGCATTCCCGAAAGCCTGCAACGCCTCACGGGCTTCTCCGGCGGTCAGTTTGGCGGCCTTCAGCGCGGTGGCTCCCTGAATGGCTTCCCGGAAGCCAAGGCCGGGCATTTTGGCGACTTCCTGAAGGGCCTGCAATTCGGCGCGGAGCGTTTCCGATCCGTCGCCGGTGGCGGAAAGGCCACGGATGAGGCTTTCGAAACTGGCCTCGGCATCAAAGAGGGATTTTCCCATGCTGACGGCGGAGGAGCCCAGCATCTTCATCCCGCCGCCGATGACTTGGATCTTGCTATTGAGTTCTGTCCATTTTCCAATGCCGACGCCCTGACCGGTGAGGGCCCCGCCTTTGAGCTTCATGGCTTCGACCCCGGTCTTCCACGCCTGCGCGTCGCCCTTGGCGGAGTCGAGCGCGGCTTTGAACCCGCGTTTATCGAGGTGGAGCTGGGCTCCGATGGAGGAACGGCGGGAGGCCATGGATCAGATGAGGGCGGAGAGTTGGGATTCGACGGCGGCTTCGCGGGCGGCACGCTGGGCGGCGGTCAGGCAATCGACGCCGGCGGCGTGAAATCTGGCGTGGATGGCGGCGTGGACGGCGCGGAGGGGCATGCGGTGGAGGACGTAGTCTCGCTGGGTGGGGTCTCCTCCGGTGACGAGTTGGAGGTAGCACTCAGTCCAGTGGGGGGCGGGTCCGTTTTTTTTTGAGCCGGGGCATCGGTGGGCAGGGCGTAGGTGGCGTGGCCGCTGATCCAGATCGCCAACGCCAGCGCCATGGCGGCGGCTTCCTCGTCGTGCCGGATGGTGCGGGCGGCCCATGCGGCGATGTCCCGGCGGAGGCTGACGGGGTCCATGCCGAGGGGGAGGGCGGAATCCGTGCCATCGTCATGTTCCGGGGTGCGGGCCTGCCAGAAGTGCTCCGGCGGGTGGGCGCAGATGTAGAGGAGGACGAGGGCTTCCCCGAGGGTCTGCGGGATGGAGGTGGTGCCTGCGGCGTCGTAATACTCAGCTTTCCCTGCGATGGTAAGGTTCCACGGGCAGCGGGTGGCCAGGGGCGCGTCTGGGATGACGGGCGGGGCCGCTGGTGTGGTAGGCGCAGCGGGACCGGGGAGGCTGGGGAAGGATAGGATGGGGAGCATGGATGGATCAGGCAGAGAGGTGGCGGCGGAGGCGATCGCGGAAGGCGGCGGTGTCCTTGCGGCCTTCGCGGACGGCTTCGGCGGAGACGATGGCGGAGCGTTGGGAGAAGCGGCTGCGGAGGGCGACGCGGGGGGACTTCCCGGCGGCCTTCTCAAGATCGGCAAAGCCGGGGAGGTTCATGAGGGCCTGCAAGGCGTACAGGAAGGGGTGTTCCTCCGGGGGGAATCCGGGGAGGGTGATGGGTGCCACGATGCCGCTGGCGGGCCGCTGGATGGCCTCCGCGCACGCCTGCAGGGTAAGGGCGGGGAATGTGTGGGACTCCGCCGGCAGGGCCACGGCGGGGCGGTCCCCGGGGCCTGCGATAAGTTGCGGCACGGGATAGAACCCGACGGCGATGAGGGCAGCGGCAATGGCGAGATCCTGCACGGCGGCGGCGGGGGCGAACGGGACTGGCCATGGGCCGCTGTCTCCGGGCTCCAGAAACTGTCCGCGCTGCGGCCAGCTGGGGCCGCTGCCGCCGGTGGCGGCCCAGTGCTGGAGGGCGGCGTAGGCGGCGAGCGCAGCCATGCAGGCGGCGAAGCGGACGGAGGGGGCTTTCTCCGGATCGGCAGGGCGGCCTGCCTCCCATGCGGCGCAGAGGTCTTGCGCCTCGCTAGGGCGGTCCTCCACCCACCACGTCAGTTCCTCGCCGAAGTCTCCCACGAGGGCATCGGCGGTGACGCGGAAGCCGCAGGTGGCAAGGGCGACGGCGTAGGGATGGGTGCCGATCTGGCGGCTGAGGCGGACGAGCGGGGTGTCTGGCGCATTGCGGCCAGGGGTGGAGAGTGGGAGGCGTTGCATGAGTGCGGAAAGGGCCGGGCCCGGGCAGATCCCCGGGACCGGCCCTCGGCAATGGGCGGATGACTATCAGTAAGCGTCCGTGTCCTGAATGATCTGGACGTCCGTGGATGGGCTCCAGCGGAGGGTGAGTTCGAAGGTGATTTTTTGCAAATCACCCGGTTGGGCCGTTTTGTTGGGGTTCCCCATGACCCAGACGCCGGTGGTGGGGAATCCGTGGGCGAGATCCGACGTGTAGGCGGCGACGACGGCGGGGGACAGGGCCGCGCCGGGGTGGCCGTTGTTGAGGGTGCCGGTGGTCTGGAGGTTCTCGGCGTCCACGTTGGCTTTGATTTGAGGGTTGCTGTGGATGTCGAGGATGCCCTCGTGCCCGCGGTGGTCTTTTTTCCGGATCATGTCCCGGGTGGGGGTGACGGCGAAAGTGTTCAGCAGCAGGCCCGTCATGGACGCGGCCACACCGAAGGCGGCGGACTGGAAGGACGAGTAGTTAGTGCGGAGCACGCTGGCGGCGAGCGGATTGATGGCGGTGGCGGGCATGTGGCTGGGCTGGGGTGAGTGGGCTTAATCCATGCGGGAGGCGTCAACTGATCAGGCCATGTAGAGGCCGGTGATAGAGGCGAGGGGGTTGGTGGGGCGTGTCCATGCGGGGCCGACGCCGGGGGTGGGCTCTGAGATCCACCCGGCATCCGTGGACCACAAGGCGGCGCGGGCGTGGCTGGTGCCGGGGCGCGTGGTCGGCGGGGTGGTGCCGCACCAGTAGCCGGCCGCGACGATGGCGCTAGCGCCGCCAGCGGTGGCCGCATTATACCAGTACGGGATGAGGATCTCGGTATCGTGATTGGCCGTGGGGACGAGGCCTGCGGCGGTGTAGAGCCAGGCCGCGGAGGTGTGGCTGTAGACGCCGAGGATGGTGATGCCGTCTGCGATGGCACCGGCGGCGGTCTCGTCTCCGGGCGGGGCGATGGGGCTGCTGCCGGGATTGGCCCCGATGCTGTAGCTGAGGGCTGGGGGGAGGCCGCTGGCCAGCAGGCTGGAGAGGCCGGGTTCCGCCCCGGACTTGACGCGGAGGAAGCGGTTGGTGGTGAGGGCCGCATCCTGCCAGTACACGGAGAGGGCGTGGTAGGGGCCGGACTCGCCCCCGCCGGAAATGGCGGCGTAGGTGCCGGTATCGAGGTCGATGAAGATGTGCTCGACGGTGAAGCTGCACCGCATGACGTCCCCGGGGACGGGGTCCTGCTGGGGGTCTCCGTAGATGAGCCGGCCGACGCGTGCGCCGGAGGATTCCGTAAGGAACTGGAAGGGGGCGCGGCCGTTGAGGAAGGCCAGGGCGCGGTCGCTCAGATTCCGGCCGGGGTGGTAGTTGGCTAGGTTTTCCCCGGTGGGATTCAACGCGCTGGCGGTGACGCTGTAGATGAGCTGGGGGGAGTGGCGGACGTAGGCGATGAGGTTCCCATCCGTGCCGTAACGCCTCCATTCCTGCCGGGTGGCACGGGCGGTGCAGGACTCGACGAGGAGGGCATCCTCCGCCTCCAGAGTGGTGATGGCGGCGGCGCTGACGGGGACGCGGCTGCGGGCGACCACGGCGGCGAGGGGATTGATGGGGACGGGTGGCATGGGTGAGGATGGTATCAGGCGCTGATGCCGCCGCAGGTGAGGCGGAAGCCAATGGAGACGTAGGGGTGGCCTTCATTGGTCTGGAGGCGATCGATCATGCCATCGGCAAAATTGTTTTCCTCGATGGTGCCGACGGCCAGAAATCCGCTGTCTGTGAGGCGGGCGCAGGCGCGGGAGATGCCGGAGGAGGGGGTCTGAATGTCGTTAGTAAGGAGGTTTTTGACGAAAGAGACGATGGCTTCTCCTTCGTCCGAATCCCAGAGGTCCCGATCCCAGAGGAGGTCTACTTTGACGGCGATCTTCCAGAGGCCTTCCCATGAATCGACGCACCGTTGGGGTTGTTCCTCGATGTAGAGAACGATGGCGGGGGCGGCGGCATCGACCTCCTCCGCGACATCGTGCCGGTAGATGCGCAGGCCAGTGGGGAAAACGGCGTGGCCGGCGGGGCAGGGTGCGCCGGCGGCCCATGCGGTGTCCGGCTGGCTGTCCGGGATGCCGGTGATGCCGGTGCGCAGGACGCGATCGATGGCGGCGAGGAGCCGGGATTCCGGCGGGGTGGCGAGGAGTGAGTAGGTGGGCATGGGGATGTCAGGCGGCGCGGGCGGTGTAGCCGGCGGAACGGGCGGCCTCCCGCAGGTTTCTCTCGGCGTAGATGCCGAGGAGGCGATCGACCTCGGCGGCGGAGGAGCTGAAGGCTTCCGGCGCGATGCCGGCGATGCCTTTGGCACGGGGGCCGAAGGCGCTGGCGAAGTTCTCCACGAGGATGTCTGCGGTGTCTGCCTTGAGCCTCTGCTCATAACTGCCAGGCTGGCGGCGGTAGCGGGGGAGGCGGCGGCGGTCCCCTTTGACGCGGCCGGCATCCGCGGTGGCATCCATGGCTGGGCCCATGCCGGCGCGGTGGATGCGGGCCCCGAAAACGCGCCCGCGCACCCATTTCCCGACGGTGCGGTAGAACTGGGAGCGGTCCATGCGGCGGGCCCCTTTGTAGTTGAGCATGCCGACGATCTTGGCGGCGAGGGTGCCGCGCCATTGGTCCGCGGCTTTGACCCGGCTGGTTTTCCGGCTTTTGAAATTGGTACGGCTGCCGATGGCGGCGGTGCGGACGACGGTGTAGGCGGTGACGACCTTGGACAGGGAGGTGCGGATCTTGGCAGGATCGGCGGCGGCGATCTTGTTCAGGGCGAAGCTGACCCACAGGCGCATGGCGTAGCGGGCCGTCTGGTGGAAGTGCCGCCCGCTGATCTCGCGGGAGGCACCAAAGACGGTCAGATTGCTGATGGCGGAGGAATCGACAATTTTTAGCATGGGGTGCGGGAAATGGCTGCGAGTAGCACTGCGAGGTGAAAAGTAAGTTAGTGGCGCTCGACCTCCAGACGCCAGTGGGCGTGATAGGTGGCCTTGTCCGCGGAGGTGATGCGGTACTTGACCGCGGGGGCGGCGGGATCCTGCACGAGGGCACCCGAGGCGTGCCGGATGGCATTGCCGAAGAGGATGATGTCTTCCGGCCGGGGCTCGAACGGAAGGCCGGTGGCATCCACCTCGATGGTGCGGGTATCGGCGGCCATGTTCAGGACGCCGGAAAGGTCCCGGGCGCGGCCGCGGGAGACGGAGCTGGTGCACGGCACGACGACGGTGTAGGCCACGCTTCCGCGGGCCGTGGGGAAAAAGAGATAGCAGCCCTCACCGAAGACCCGCTGGGTCTCGCGCCGGAGGAAGGAAAAAATGGAGCGGGTAATCATGTCAGGAAAAGGAAAACGCCCCGGCCCGGACGATCCGGACCGGGGCGCACTCTACGACCACACAGGGTTTTCAGCGGCGGCGTTTCCCGCTCACCGCTCCATCGACGGGGGTGGCAGGGTCCTCCGCGGTCTCGTTGTCAGCGGCCTCCGCATCCGCCTCCAGTGCGGCGGCGGCGGGGGTCTCGATAACGGGTTCTGGCTCGGCTGGCTCGGCCACTGGGGCCGGGGCGGGCCGCTTTCCATGCTTCCGCAGCACCACTGGATTCCGGATGATCTCGAACCGGGCAGCTGTGCTGGCGGCCATGGCTGCATCCGCCTCCGAGCTGACCCGGCCCATGTAGACCGGGAACGGTTTGGCAGATGCGCCGGGTGCGGCGTACCCCACAACAATAAGCAGGCTCATGAGTCAGGATGGATGGGTGGGTGGATCAGGCCGTGCGGACGAGGAGGCCCCCATTGTCCGTTGCATATCCGATGGCATTGGTGCCGCCCTGACGACCGGCCACTTTCCCCCACAGGAGCACGGGCATGAAGGTGAGGTCTCCGGTGGATGGATCCTGGAATTTCACCGCGCTCATGGTGATGCCGGACTCCGGATCCCGCACGGTGTCGAAGGCGAGAATGCTAGGAATGCCGAGGCTGCTCATGATGGCATCCTGTGCGCTGTGATCTTCAGGACCGGCGAGGAAGACAATTCCGGAGGCATCGGTAGCGAAGGCGGAGACGTTGTCCGTAGGCGTGAGCACAACGGAGGAGGCGTCTGCGGTGACGTTGATAGCCGTGCCGGCGATGGCATTAGCCAGCGTGGAGCAGATGAATCCGGCATCCGCAGAGGTGCGGCTGAAGAAATACGCCGTGCCTGCCGTGAGGCCGGTGCCGCCGGTGAGGGACGTGAGGACGACGCGCTGGCCGGTGACCAGACCGTGGGCGGTCTTGGCGTAGACATCTGTGGAAGCCGTGATGGCTCCGGCGGTGACGGCGGTGCCGTTCCCCGTGGGCATGTCAGGATACTCCTGGATAAGGGAAAACCCATTGGTGCCGCGCCAGCTTCGGTAACCGTCTTCTCCCTGCATCTGCCCGGCGAAATCACGGGAGATGAGGCGGGTATCGGCAGCGAGGGCATTGGCGACGGCGCTGTTCACGATCATGGTGCGGCCCATGCGGGCTGCGCCCTGCGAATTGAGCTGGGAGGTGGCGGCGATGAGCATATCCACATCACTGTCGGCTGCGGCGAACGTGATGCCGTTGCTGAAGTTCTGGCTGACAGCAGTGGCCAGCAGATCATCCGTGAACGCCTTGCCCACGGCGTAGCCGGCACCGGCAATGACTTCATCGTAAGCGTTTTTATCGTCGGCGATGAGGTCGATGTTTTTCATGATGAGCCGCGAACCGACCCGGTTGCTAACGGTAACAGGGAGGTCCACGAGGAGCGATTGGGCATCATTCCCCGTGACCGCATAGGTGGTGGTGACGTTCTCCGCAGTGGGCGTGGTGGCGACGTGGGCCATGTAGTTTTTCCCGCGGCGGATGCCGGTGGAGGAAAAATTCTTGCTGAAATTGACAGCGAGCGGGATGCTTTTTCGGAAGGCCCGGATGACATCGATGAGGATCTCGGTAGACGTGAGGGTGGACATTGCTTTGGTTTGTCAGGGATGGTGAGGATGGCGGGGATGGGCGGTGATCAGTTGGAATAACGGAGTTTGCGGGCCTGGTCGGCGAGTTCGCCGCGTTTAGCGGGATCGGTGGTGGCGGCGATCTCGGCGCGGATGGCGTCCAGCTTTTCGGCTTTGCTGGAGGTGGCGGCGGCGGGTGTCTGCTGGACAACTGCGGCGGGGATGCCCAGTTGGCGGACGGTGGCGGAGACCTCGGTGGAGACGGCGGCGGCAAAGGCGGCGGCGGGATCGGCAGAGGCGGAGGCGCGGTCGGTGGAGGTCAGGTATGCGGCGATGCGCTCGAGGTCGGCGCGGTGCTGGGCATTCTCGGCGCGGAGGGTCTCGATAGTGGCATCACGATCGGCCACCGTTGCGCGGAGGTCGGCCAGCTGGCGCTCGGTGGAATGGATCGCATTGGTCATGCTGTCCCGGCTGCGGCCATAGCTGAGGATGCGGGCGAGGAAGGAGGGATCGTCTTCTTTCCGGGCAACCGGTGGGGGCGTGGCCGCGGAGGACGCGGGCGCGGCAGGAGTGACCGGAGCGCTGGCCGCGGGCGCATCAGGAGTCGCTACGCCGCCGCCATCGGCGCGGACAGGGCACGACCAGAGGGCGGCGACGGCTAGGATGGGAAGAGGGAGGAAGCGGGGTTTCATGCGGTAGGGCGTGATGGATCTGTTGGTGTGAACATTGCCCGAGGCGTCAAAGCCCGAGCATGGCGGCGAGGAACTCCTCGAACGTGGGGATAGAGGTGGAGTCGGCCATGCCAGGGGGCGCGAGGCGGGCTTCCCACGCCTGGCCCTGCATGGCGGCGGGGGCGAGGCCGCGGCGGTCGGACATCCATGTCTTGAACTCATCGCTGTACTGCTGGACAGTGGCCTGCATGTGGGCATCCTGCTCGGCAGTGATAGGGCCCATGCCCATGCCTTTGAGAGCGGAATCGGCGGTGTAGACGCGGCGATCGACGCCGAGTTTGGCCCAGAATCCGGAGGAATCCGACAGGGTGGCCACGGTGCCGATGCTCCCGATGTAGGCTCCCGGAGCGGCGTGGAATGCCTGAGTGGCGGCGGCGAGGTACATGCCGGCGGAGGCGGAGAGCCGCTGGGTGTAGGAGACGACGGCCACGCCGGGGCGCTGCACAGGCAGGGCCATGAGGGCATCTGCCGCACTGCGGAGGCCGAGGACGGATCCGCCAGGAGTATCCATGAGGAGGACGAGGGCGGAGATGGCTGGATTGGCAGCCACGGCGCGGGCGGTGGCGTGGATGCGATCGAGGTTGAACAGGCCGTACCATTCCTCCGCATCCGGCGAGATGCCGGAAACGATAGGGCCGCGGACGGGTTGGACGGCGATGAGTTGGGAGCCTGCGCCAATGAACTGGAGGTCATTGGGGTGCGGGTCTCGGTCGCTGGGATCCGAGCGGGTGGCGGCGGAGGGTAGGGGATCGAGGCGGATGCGGCCTGCGGCGTATTCCTGAAGGGCGGCGGGGATGTCCAGCGCCACGGGAAAATTGAGCGAGGACGCAAGGCCGGCAGCGGTGAGGATCGAATGAAGTGGGAATTTTTCCATTTTGGTGGGGAAAATGTCTGCGAGTAGCACTGCGAGGTGATTTAAGCGGCGGCGGGTGGCGCGGGTGGCTCGGCAGCACTGCCGAGGATGAGGGCGGGATCGATGCCGACGGCGGCGCATTCATCCCGCACGAGGGCGATTTCGGCGATGCGCTGGCGGACCTGATCCTGCCAGGTCTCGCCCTGCTCGCCGTACTCGGTGGCCCAGTTGGTAAGGCCGGTGGCTAGGCGGGACCGCTGGGCATTGGCATCCCGCCCCTCATCGATGGTGACGCTGCGCGGGTAGTTGACGATGTGCCGCCACCATCGGGGATCGCGGCAGCGGGGGACCTGACGGGTGCGCATGGCCCACTCGACCCGGCGCAGATAGTCCGTGGTGAGGAAGCAGACCTGCTTATCCAGCCAGGTGTTCCGCCATTCCTGCGCCTGACGGAGGACGAAGCGGACGCCGGGGCCGGTGAGCTTGTCTAGCATGAACAGCAGCTCGACGGGGACGCCGAGGCCCATGGCGATCTGGGCGTAGATGTCGTTTTTCACGGCGGCCTGTGAGGGGAACTCGCGACCATCGGTAAGGGGCTTAATGGTGTGGCCGGGCGGAAGATTGGCGATTTCCCCGCGGTCGATGACTTCATTGACGGTGCGGGGGATGACGGGGCCGGTGGTGCTGCCGGTGACGGCGGCGCTGCCGACGCTAGCCAGATTGTCCACACGCTTGCGGCCGCTCATGGGGTCGATGGCTGCCTGCACGGCTCCGGCTTCCCGCTCGACGACGAGGCCGAAGAGGCCGTGAACCTTGAGGATCTTCCGCAGGTCATTGTCGATCTCCCGATAGTCCATGATCTGGGAAATGGCATGGATGAGGGCGGGGGTGCCGCGGGTGGCGCTGTGCGTCTCGTAATTCGCAAACAGGTGGGCGACGCCGGCGGGGATGGGGATGTCGATGGCATCGCGGGAACGGGTGCCGACCTCGCGCCGGATGTTGTAAGCAATGGGGCGATAGTTGGGGCCGAGGCGGACTCCGTCGAACCACTCGCCCGCGGTGTCGCTGGTGGGATTGTCCACGAGGGCGGATTCCACGGCGATGACGATGGGGGCGCCGGAATCATCCGTAGCGTGGACGGCTAGCATGTCGCCATCCCGGAAGACGGCGAACATGGCATTCACGAGGAACTCGCTGGCGGTGAATTTTCCGCTGGCATCGTAGGCACCGGGGCGGCGCTCGTAGGTATTCGTCCACCACTCCTGCACGGCGGAGTTGAAGGCCTGATCTTCCGTGGCCGGGCGCATGGTGACAGCACCGACCCATCGGGCGAGGTCGCGGGTGGCCTTCCGCGCCGGGGGCACGTTCCAAGCAGCCCACTGGCTGCGGCGGCGGGCTTCGCGGCGGGTGAGCTGGGCGAACTGGTGCTGGCCTGTGAGGTTAGGAAACCAGATGTAGCCGTGGTCGGGCGAATTGTCAGACGCGGCGATCCCGGAGTTCCACGCCTGCGGGGCGGTGGTGTCCGGGGCGGGGGATGTCTGCTTTGGCAGGCGGGAGGTGTGGGTTTTGCGGCTCATCGGATGCGGCGGAAGCGGAAGTCGATGCCACGATTGATCGGCGAAGTGGTGAGGCCTGGATCTTCGCCGGAGGCGGTGGTGGCGAGGTAGTCGAGGGCGGCGTTGCAGTCGTCGATGATCTGGCCAGCGTTTTCGATAGAGATCGTCATGGAGCTGCCCTCGTAGTTGCGGGTGCTGGTGCCGCCTTCCATGCGGACATCGAGGGCCTGCTTCCGAAGGCCGCGGATCTCCTCTGCGGTGTAGGATTCGGCCAGGGCTCGAACGGTGGCGGGGTCTGCGGGCATACCTGTTGCGGGTGGGGTCAAACTTGGGTCCGCTCGTCCCGCTCGACGGCATCGATGACGACGAGGGCGTATTTCAAAAGGTCGGCTTTGTCGTTTGGGCGGGAGGCGTGGCGTTTGCGCCACCGGAGTTCGCGGACGTTGCCTTTGTTGGGCTTATCGTAGTAGTGCTCCATGTTGCCGATCTCGGCGAGGACGTCGGGCGGGGTATCGACGGGGAGGTGGATCGGGGGGCGGGTGATGATGCCGCTGGCGGGTTTGGCGATGCGCTCGATGTGCAGCTCGTGCTCCCAGTGGTCGGCTTTGATGTTGAGGATGCGGACGAGGCATTCGTTCCCGCATTGGTCGCGGCCAGGATACTCCTTTGTCCAGCGGGGGGAGACGCGGGCCATGCGATCGGTGGCGGCGGCGCGCCCCCGGATGCCGACCCAGCGCACGCCGTTCCCATGGGTGGAGCCTCCCATGCGGGCGAGGAATGACATGACGAGATCCTCCCGGTAGCCGGTGTCGATGCAGGCGATGGCGACGTGCCAAGGATTGTCAGGATCGTCCTTGTCCTTGAAAGGGCGGGACTCGATGACGGAAGGGAGGTCGTCGAGTTCCGGCACGGTGCCCCAATCGAGGGCCCAGCAGGATCCGTCCCAGCCGGCGGCCCAGATCTTCCACTCGATGGAGCCAATGACGCCTACGTCGTTGCCCGCGCCGCGTTGGACGTCGGCGGTGAGGCCGAGGAAGCGGATCTCGGCAAAAGTGAGCGGAATTTGGAGCGCGGGCTGGCCATCCCAGCGGAGGCGGCGGTAGCCGCGGCGGAGTTTTCCTACGGATTCCTCGGCGGGTTTGGTGGCTTGATAGCGTGCGAAGGGGCGGCCGAGGTACTCGGTGTGGAATGCTTTGAGGGCGGACTCGCCCCCGGCCTCGGTGGCAGCGATAAAGGCGTTGGCGATGGCTCCCCAGCGGCGGGAGGCGAAGGCGAGATTGAGCAAACTGGAAACGGATAGGCTGCGGTGGGCGACGTCGGGGGAGAGGTTGGTCGCGACGATGCGGCGGCGGGCGATCATGTCGGCCTTCGAGGATTCGTCGATGCGTTGTTTGCAGCCGGCGCACTCGTAGAAGGTCTCGGCTAGGACGCGGTCGCGATTCCAGACCGGTTTTGCCTCAGCTTCGGAGAAGGGGAGGGATTCTTTGCAGTGATCGAAGCGGAGGTTTTCCATCCTCAACTCCTGATAGTGGGCGCAGTGCGGGCATGGTAGTTCCACCCGCTCCTGCGTGCCGCGCAGGTACGATGCGTGGATGACGGTTTCCCGGGTGACGATGGGCGTGCGGCGGCCGGTGACGGGGTCTTCGTCGTGTTCGAGCGCGATGTCCGGAGTGGAAAAGGCTAGTTGTTTGGCGTCGTCGTCGGCGGTGATCCGGCCTTCGAGGAGCTTGAGGCTGGGCATGTCGTCGATGAGGTCGTGCTTGGCAACTTCATCGGCGATGGTGAGCGAGGCGGGCTTTGAAACGAATTCGGAGGAGGACTGACCGCCGCCAAGGTACAGGGTGCCGCGGCTGTACCGGATGGCCATGGCGGTGGTGCCTTTCTCGTTTTTCTCGGCGCGGAGGGACGGGTAGGCGTCGAGGACTGGACTGAGTCGATCTCTAGCAAAGTCGCGGGCCTGCTGGCGGCAGTCGGTGACGAAGATCATGTTTCCGCCGCGGTAGCGTGCCCACCACGCGATCCCGTGCAGGGCGATGGAGGAGCAGCCTGACTGCGAGTCTTTGAGGATGGAAGCGGTGCGGTTGCGGATGCGGCGGGTGCTGCCGTCGGTGAACAGGATGTCGGTGTGGGGTTCCCGAAGAAAATCAAAGACCCAGTCGGCAAGGACGGGGAACTGGGAAAACTCCCACGTTTTCCCAGCGGCGGCTGCCATTCGGTTATGCTGCGCGGGGATCGGGAGCTTGTGGCCCTCGACCCAGTCGCGGATGCGGGGTTCCGGTTCGAGCACGGGGTGCTGGCGGATTAGCTCGATCCAGTGCCCGATGAGGGATAGGCTGAGCCGACGGTCACTCATGCGGCGAGCATGGATTCAAGGGTGGCCGGGGCTTTGCCAAAGGCATCCCGCACTACTGCCGTCGCCACTTCCGGCGAAACGTGAGCGGATAGGCCCGCCACCAGCGCCTGCGCCAGCGCCGGCATAAAGCGGACGATGGCGGAGTTGACGTCGGCGGGGTCCAGCAGTTCCCGCATTTTTTCGGCCCGGCCCCTCTGCATCACCAGCAGCTCCGAGGCGTCAGACCAGCGCCTCCGGTGCACGTCCAGCTCGGCATCGGATGCGCCGGACGTCACAGCCTGCTGATACCGGCGGTGCAGCCGGGCCTCGTCGTCTTGCAGGCGTGCTAGCACACTGGATGCGCTCAACTCCTCCGCAGACGGCGCGTCTTCCCGAGGCGCAGCAGGTGAAGGCATCGACTGCATCGGAGGATCCAAAGGCCGCACAGGCGGCGCAGGAGGCTCTGGCGGTGCCGTTGCCCGCGCCGCCGCTTCCAGCAGGAGGTCCGGGACTGAGTGCTTCAGATGTCCCGCGGCTCTCATGGCCTCGTACCACGTCACCATGGCCACAGGATCGCCCAGTGGCGCAGGCGATCCGACATCCGCACCCAGCTTCCGCCACCGCTGCAGCCTACGCTCCACCGCTTGATTGGGCCCATCGGCATACAATCCCAGATGCGCCGTCGCCCCCCGCCCCGTAACTGCCACTGCCTCCAATCGGAACGCCGCCCCATCCACCGGCTCATCCGCAGCAGGCCCCGACGACTGATCCACCAGTTCAAGATACCGATCCCAGTCCGGCGTCCCGGGCAGAATCTTTCCGCGACCGACCAGACGCTTTAGCGCATCCAATTCGGCCGCCTCGCGAGCGGTCAGGGAGGAGGCATCCATGCCCTACGCCTCCCCCGTCAACGGTCCCACCGACTCAGCCGACACAAACTTTTACGGATTCCGGCGCGCCCGCCGATCGCGGGTCGGGAAACT